AATATCAGTTTCTTCTGTTGATTTCGGCTCGACTGCTGGTGCGGGTTGAGTGATGGTCAATAAAGATTCCTGTATTCTCTTTATTTCGGATTCCATTAATTTGTAAGTACTATCGGAATAATTTCCTTTAGTAATTGCTATTAATAGGTTATCTAAACGCAAAGATAATGATTCTCTAGATTCGCTTTTAAAACCTAAAGTTGGAGTCTCTGGGTTTGCTCCCCAAAGTACTGCTGAACCTTCGTAAAGTTTTAATTCACTAATTGTTCTAACACCACTTTTTTCTTCACTTTGTTTTATTGTACTAAATCCAATAGAATGTTGATTGATAAGACCTGCATCGTAAAGTTTAATTAAATCCTCACCTGCTTGTGTCTTTACTATTTCAGTAACCGCAACTAATTTGTCGCCATCAACATAAAGTTCTTTTGGCTTACCGATAACGTGATTCATATCTGCTTTGTGGTCAACTAAAGACCAAATCATATTTTTAGCCTTAGGTCCACGTTCAGTTAATGTCTTTGTAAATGCTTCAGGAACAATAATGTCATTGTCTAAATCAATATTATTCATTCTTGACCATACCGCTTTTACAGTCCTTGTCTTAGTACTAACGTCCATTATAGAATCGTTAATATCTTTTAATTGTATTTTACCCATATAACAAAGTTATAATTTTTTTATAATGTTTGAGAAATTAAAGAATAGATGTCGTTATTATTGTTATCGTTTAACAAACTCCATATCTTTCCCATATCTCCTTTTGGTGGATTAGTGTCATAAGTTATATAATCGTTATTGTTATCCTTAACAACTGCATAACCAATAGTGCATCGACAATTACAAACATTTCCTGCTGATGCGTGAAAGTCACCTGGATAGTCCATATATTCAAAACCCATATTGTCTAAAGTAGGAACTTCGAACTTTGTATCAATTGGAACTTGTATTCCGTTCATATGATAATGGTCACTTCTATCTCTAGGAATAATTCTTGTACGATTATCTAATGTACTAATCCAAATCTTATTTGTTCTTAATCCTGTTGAAATTGCACCTATTACTGAACCAGTATTGGCTGCTTTTGCAGTTTCTGTCCTTGCAATAAGTTCAGCACGATAGTCTGTTATTCCTGCAGTTTTTAAATTTTTTATGGTTTGTTGCAAAGTCAATCCTTCCTCAATCCCTGTCTTAAGATAACGTTGGATTTGTTGCTTAGTAGTATCGGTAATATCCTTTATTAATTGACCCAATCCTTTGTAATCTAGGTATCGAACTATTACATTTTGCCATAAATTCGTAAAATATCCCTTATGTTCGTTTGGTAGATTCGATTTAATGCCCTTTTTTAGACCTTTATAGGAGGTTTCTGCCATTTGTGTACCCATAGCTATATGAAGCGAATAAATCGTCTGTTTTAAGCCTTTTGTGGGCAAATCTTCTAATGATTGTGTACGACAAAACGCATCCACCTGTGCTTGAAGTTCTTTTTTAAACTTAGGCGAATACGTTTTTAAGGCTCGATTATACAATTGCTTGTATTGAGGTGTCATTATTTGTCTATGTTTTCAATCATTTTCCCTGCTGCATCAAATACATCAGTTTGCTTTTGCTGACCTGCTCTTTGTCTAATTGCTATTAATCCTGCTCTATCTACATTCTTAAAATCACTTGTAAAAATATAATGCCAATGTTCTTTAGTCTTAGGGTCAGCGTTTGCATCAATACCCAAATGCCATTTCCCAAAGGCAGCCATACCATTTTTCTCAATGTAGGCATTTTCTTCACTAGCACTTGGTGGATTCCAAGATGAAGATTTAACTACATTACCTGAACTAATTAATGAATTAGCGTGTCCAATACCACTTGTATTTTTACCAGTTGTACTTTTAGATTCTAATTCACTTTTTAAATTATCTAATAAACTTAAAAATTTATTTACGTTTGACATTATTTTAAAGTTAAAAGGTAAAGAGTTGAAGCTATTAATTCAGCAATATTATCTATTTGATTTTGAATCCAAGATTCTTGGAATGTAACTTGTCTTTCGCTTTGAACTTCTGCATATAATGCTTGGAAGTATGCAATTACTTGCTCAACGCTTTGATAATCTACTGGATTAACTAATTCATATCCCATTGGTCGTCCGTAAATACCACTTACACTTTCTACTAAGCCGTCAATTCTTTCTACGATTTCATCGTAATAAGTATTTAATGCTTTATGAACTGAGAATGAAGTTGTTTGATGATGCCATACAATAGCTTGTTCGTTAGATTGCTTTAAACAATAAACTAAATCAACAAAATTATCCATTGGAGTATCTTCCATTGGTTCATTTTCTACTGGTTCTGGTCCCATAATAGGAGTTTCAGTTGCAGACATTTCTACATCACTGAATGCTTTCATTGCTTTAAATTGTGCCTCTAATTGGCTAATTTGTTTTTCTAAATCGTTTATCATTATTTATTATTTAAAAGGTCATTAAGATTCTTTGGTGGTTGAATTGGTTGAAATGTATCTAATGCTTGAAGATTACTAGGTATGTATATTTTACTTAATTCTTCTCTTAATTCTTCAGGAACGTGAATACCCATTTCCTCATATTTTTGAATAGGAGTTAACCACCAAGCCTTATCTAACCAATCCACTTGTTGTACTTTATTTGCTTCAAGTTCTTGGTAAACAGTTAAGTCGTAATCAATAAACACATCTTGTTGATTTGCATATCCCCAATCTGTATGAAGTTTCTTGTTAAAGTCATCTCTAATCTCATTCAATAAAGGAATAGCACAACGTAATGTCAAAGCCTTCTCGCCTTCTAATTGATTGTTATAAGTTTTGTTCATTGAATCGTTCATCAATTGACTAGGTACTCCGTAAACATTACATAAAGAAACCATATCCCATTTCTCTGATTCTAAAATACCTAATTCAACAGGACTTAAACCTATTTCTTTCCAATCTACTTTATAACCTGAAACGGCTATTTGATTGTAATTAGAAGAACCTGCTTTCTCGCTTACTGACCTTTTTAATGCAGCAGCTTGTTCGCTTCCACTTATTGGGTCAAATCTATCATCGTTCATAAACAATACTCCAGCTGGTCCACCATTTTGAAACGCTGATACGGCAGCAGTTTTTGCTTCATTGCTTCTTGTTAAAGTCCTAGATGCAGCCTTTAATGGTGATTGACCATAAAGTTGATTACCAGTAATATTCCATTGTGGGTTAAAATATTTATCGTGAAGTATTTCTTCTCTTTTAAACGACCATAACTTACCAAAGTAAAGTTGATACCCAGCAACTACTGGAGGGAATACTTCTACGTTTGCTATGATAGCCATATATTGAGCAGGTAGAACATTTATAGATAAAGGCTTACCAATATTTGCACCGCCTTCAATAAGACGACCATAAACAAAAGAGTTACCAGTAACTAATTTAAAAGCACACCATTGTTCTACTACATCTGCCCAAGAATCCTCATCGTTTGGATGCTTAAGTAATTCGTTTAATCTTGCATCTCCTGTATATTCTTCAAATGCTTTATTTCTTAACTCTACAACTTCTCTCCAATTTTTTACTTTTTCAGGTTGACTAATTAAGGCTTTATACTTTTTAGCTGCTGATTCGTTTATAACCTTAAAAACGCTAAAAGGAGCAAGTTTTGCTTTATCAGTAATAAGTTTAACTATTGAATAAACTATATCATTCGCACAATAACCATCGTTAACAAAAGATTGTGCATCTGCACCTTGCCAAGTTACAATCCCTCTGTTAATAGCAACAGTAGAACCCAAAGGACCAGTCATCGGTAATACGGATTGCAAAGGTTTAACGGCAGAAATTTTTTTCTTGGAGAAAATATCCCAAATAGCCATATTATTAATATTTAGTCAAAGTTAGTTATTTTATACTAAAATACAGAGACAACAAATTTAGGAGTGTATTCAAAATACATTCTCATAGCTAAACAATCCGAAAAGTCAGGTGAACGACCTATCGCAGCTTTTACTTTATCTTTTGGTATTATTCCTTTGCTTCCGTCATTGTCAACATATTTTTGCTTTACTTGTTCTAGTTCTTCTATTATCATTTGCTTCTGCTTTCCGTCAGCATTGATATACAATTTGCTATCATTTATTAATTCTGCTAGTTTGTAATAGCATTGTGATTTTAAATTGTCGTAATTTTCTTTTGCTCTAGTAATTGGATTGTCTAATGCTCTTGAATTGTTTACGAATCCTTTGCAACCCCTAATAAGGTCCACGCATCCCCCACCGACACCATCTTCATCTATGCAAATGTTAGATACAGGAACTTTATGTTCTAATGCAAAGTTCTTTATAAGTTCAGCGACTTCCACAACCGATTTACCATTGTATTGATATAGTTTAACACGAAGTCCACTCCATATCCCAATGACAGTACTATCAGAGCCAAAACGTGCCACATCGCAAGTAATATAAGGATTACCGCTAATAACAAAAGCATTGGTAAATGCATCAAGTATTTTTTCATAGTCTATTAATTGTGA